ACGATCTTGACGTAACTCTCCAAGGAATAATCCTTGTTGTTGGGATCATGATACCACAAAATCCAGGAATACTGGAGTTTTGTGGTCTCTACAACTGACCCCATTTTATACTCTTTATGACGATTCTTTAAAATGGATTCGTTTTTCGTACTCCCAAACTATCTTATAGAATACAATGAGCCTTACCGTCGCACAAGTGTACGGGGTTCGTTTTGCAGAGAAGCTGTCTTTGCCCAAGATCGTTCAGGATAATATCGCCAAGCTGCGCATTACACCAGTCGCATTCAAGCCTTACCGTCCTCCGGCACGAGCACCATACCGTGCTAAGCCGGCTGAAAACTGGCGAGAAAATGCTCTTGTGGAAGCTGTACGTCGTGTCAAGGAACGCGACGATCCAGAGTATGACGAAGTGTTTGGATCCCTGAATAAGATTGCACCACGCACCCTTGACAAGATGTCAGATAAGGTTGTATCAAACATTAAGAAGCGCGACGAGATCTTTCGGCTTCGTGTAACTACTTTGCTATTCGATATGGCAATTTCACAGTCAGGGTATGCTATTCTGATGGCTGACTGTGCCAAGAAACTTGTTTCTGAAATTCCAGATATTCGAGAAGATCTGCTTGCTCAGACTGAGATGTTTCCCAAGCTGTACAATATGACCGAGACACTAACATATCCTTCGTCTGAAGAGGCTGGGTATGCAGATAAAGTCGTTGAATGGATGAAGCTCAAAGATAAGCGTCGAGGGTATGCCAAGTTTGTGACTCAGTTATTTGTTCGCGATCTGGTTGGAGAGCAGACTGTGGGCGAGTGTATGACTCACGTCGCATCCGATTTAACCGGTATGGCAAAGCAGCCAAAGACGGAGCAGTCAGAGGAAAACACGACGCAGTATGTTGATTTCCTGTTTGAGACCGCGAAGATTCTTCCGGATACGGCTAAGGAATTGAGGATACTCATGAAGACATTCATTCAATCAGTTCTGGACATCCCCCGCCCCGAACTTCCCAGTCTCAATATGCGTTCGCGATTCAAGATTGAAGACGCACTCAAATGCGTTCAGTAGATTCAAGTTCAAAGGCATCGTTTAAATAAATGTCCGTGCCTCCCGCCAGTGTCCTGCTTCGTGCAGCGCAGGTGAGCATTACAGAGGATCGCCCAATTTACCTAGATTACTATCAGGATAGCGTAGACAAGAAGTGCTGTATTGGCGTTCGTGAGACTGAGAAGTTTTTAGTCAAGTCGGATTCGGAGTACACGTCCACGATCCAGTCCGTATTCAAGTGCGAGACGTGCTACATTGTCATGACGGAGAACAGCCTGTACATTGTATCCACCGAAATCCCCATTAAGAAGATTCTATCTGCTCCTAAGGCAGAGTAATCTAAACAGGAGTCAACATGAACCTTAATGGAGATGTTGGTGTTCCCCCCACCACATTACTTTTTATTTGAGCCTTTGAATGATGTGGAAACACTAAAGCTTTGGTCTGCGTACAAGGAAAAGTACGGACACCAGTGTGAGTTTTCCGAAGTGGATGCCGCCGAAATCAATTCGGCCGAATCGTTTTCGCCATGGTTTGATAACTGGATATCTCAAATTCCGGCAAAACAAGCTACTCGAGTCAGAATCCTAATTATTTGGCACGCCGAGTTTTTAACATATTCGTGCCAACAAATGCTCCGTCGTTCTTTAGAACAACGTTCGTTTCGGTGTCGCGTATGGTTTCATGTTGAAGACCCGACGTTGATTCAACCTGCTATCCACAGTCGTTGTATCACAAAACGGATTCCGACTTTCGTACACTATCCTATAATAAACTAAGATGAAGATTGTAGTCTTTACTGATGGAGCATGTGGAAGTAACGGTAAGAAAGGCGCTAAGGCTGCTTGGGGTGTATGGTTTCCAGACCACAAGGAATTTTCGGATGCTCAAATTGTTCCAGCTGACCAGCAGCAAACCAATCAGCGTGGAGAACTGATGGCAATTTCTCAAGCTGTTCAAATTATCGAGAGGAACTTTCCTTACGAAGTAGATATTCATATCTTCACGGATTCAGACTATTCGAAGAACTGTTTGACTACTTGGCTTCCTTCATGGCTATCAAATAACTGGAAGACAAAGTCGAATAAAGACGTATGCCACCGTGACCTGATCGAAGACACAAGTACTCGCCTGTCCAAATTCAATTCGTTCACAATTACGCATGTCGACGCACATACTGGCGGCGAAGACTACAATAGTGTGAACAATGCTATTGTAGACAAGATGGCAACCAAAGTGTTAAATCCTGAAGCCGAAGTCAAGGTTATCACAACGAATACTCAAGTAGCTTTGGAAGGACTTCCGCTGTCTCTTATGGGTCCTCCGGTATCAGATACAATGCTTCACAAATGGTGCCGTGATAATTTGGATAAGCTTGACCAAGCGTCATTAGATGCGGCTCTAGTTTCAGCTCTATCCAAAACAGTCAAGAAGAAGGGTTTTGAGATCATTAAGCAGAAACTCCACCGTTCAACACAATATCGCCTCGTCAGTGCGAATCATTTAATTGCTGAGGGAACTACAATAACAAAAGAAGAATGAGCAATGTTGTGACAGTATATCAGTTCTCGTCAAAGACGTGTGGACCGTGTCAGGTGATCAAACCTGCTCTTCAGCTACTTCGTACCGAGTTTCCGGCAGTGAAGTGGGTGAGTGTGGATACTCATCAGGATGTTGTGGGGTATTCTGAAAAGTTTGGAGTAAAAGTTGTTCCTACTGTTGTAGTTGTCGTAACGACTGCGGATGGTCGAGTACTGGGTTCAGAGCGACACAGTGGTACCCAGATGATCGGGTACCATCGTATTCTTCGCAATGCTATGCGCGCAATTACTCCCCAATAGCTTGGGTAATGAGCTTACCATTTTTGTATAAATCTACAACGAACGTTTGATCAGCGTTTGCGGATGGAGCCGTACACTTTTCTCCACCCGAAGACGACATGACGTCCATAACTGAAGTGCCAACTCCTAATGTTGTAGTAGGTTTGTCACTAAAGATAAACGAGTTTGTTGTATCGTTGAAATTTTCCGTCGTGAATGAATCGCGTGTTTTAACAATTGGAACTATACCACCTTGGCCAAGCTGTTTTCCAGTAGCTGCCCAAGCCGACCAGTACCCGATTGATCCACACGCAATACCTATGACCCAAGCTACTAGAATTCCCCACCATGGAACTGGAGGGCACTGTGGCTGTTTCATGATTACGTATGACTGAGCTCCAGCTAAACCAATCACGAAAAAGAAGGGTAAAAGCGCATACAAAGCTGTCGCACCTCCTTTAAAGAAAAGCCCGTTTAGGTAGTACCAACCGATCGCCAATGTGAACACAATCACAGAAGGAAATAACCGGGTCTTCAAAGAGTACCCAAATCCAATAATGGGTAAATCACAAACTCCCTCATAAGGAATTGCGGGAGCTGTTGCTGCCATTAATCTAATCTGGCTTTTATTTTCACTTCATCAACCCTACTCGGCGTAGAATCCAAAAAAGCGGGAAAAGCAGGTATGAAAAGAACACGCTGAAACTTCCAGAAGATACACCAAAATCTAGACCGAAGTTTAATCCTACAGCCGCTACTCCTACAAGTACTGGAAGAATAAGATCGAGCGCCTGTAAAAATAATCCACAGAACAGTCCGAACCAAGCTAGTGCCATAGGAAGGAACACGACAACTGTTCTCGCAACATTCCACCAGAATTTAGCGTTGTATTCTCCGGCTGGGACATTTTTGGACGCCGCAATTCCTCCGTAAATACCAAGTCCAGCTAGAAGTGCGACTTGAACACCTATGATTGCAGCAGCGGCTGGGTCCATTGATTATTCCCAAGATACAAAATAACGCCAAACTACAAATGAGCGACTGCTCTAAGGTTCAAAATCCGAGTCCAATTAATTTGTCACAGTCATCGGCTCAGCCGTGCGATAGTCTGTGCGATCTCGTGATGGACGACGCATATGCTACGAATGGCAGGGTAGGTATCGAAGAAGGGAAGTTCTTAGTTTTATATGGCGATCCAAATCTGGGTAGTTGTAAATTCAATGGGGAAGGATATTCATGCGATGCTTTAGTTGTCGTACATCCAAGCAGTCACACAATTGAAAACATCCAAGCTGACGCTGAAGTTACTGCTATATTCAGAAATCCTACTGGAAAAATGTTAATTGTTTCATCGCTTATTCGTGTAAACCCTGCGGAAACTCAAGCCAGTCATTTTTTGAACACGTTTATTCCGTATGCCAATCCTAATGAACGTAACACTCCAGTAGCTCTGAACAATTGGTCGTTAGCAATGATGGTTCCACCAAACGCTACATTTTATTCGTACCAAGGAACTGATCTTCTTTGTCGCCCTGCTCAAAATGTGGTTTTCGGGTCCATGATCAATATTGACTCAAACGCTTTTGCTCTTCTAGTGAAAAACACAAAGCCCACAGCCGTAGCTGTTCAGCCATTAGGTAGTCGTCAAGTGTATTTCAATAACGGCCAGCAGTTACCTGGTCCCCAGATGCCGAATGACGGAAAGATTTACATGCGTATTCGTTCCAACAAGGCGGACGACGACAAGAAAAAAGCTACCAGCAAATTCGTCAAACCTGTGACTCAGGCGAACGTTTCCGGAGCTCAAACGACTCAGCGAAACAGTAGCGGATTACTGGGGGCTATTTCAAATTGGTCACATACTCAGGCGGCTGCGAACGGCTGGTTCTCGTTAATCAATGTGTTTCTCATGGTCATATCTATGGGTCTGGCAATTTATGCCGCGTACGCATATAATGATCAGGTGGCAGCTTTGCTTACCCTGAACGATAAAGCTCGTACATTTGCGCAGTGGTTGCGCGGTAGTGTTGCGAATGGCGTATCTAATATTTCCTTACCCAGCATAAACTTAAAAACTCCAGCGGCTTCTACACCGACAAGTTCGTTATCTAAGTCTACGGGAAGTCGCAGTTTACTCTAGTGGCGACGTTCATCCCAGTATGTCTCGTACTCTTCTGGCTGCTCGTCCCATGCTGACTCACCTTCTTCGTCCTCAATAGGAGCATCATCATTATCCAAAGCTTCCTGAACCTTGTCACGCTTAATACGAATCTTGCGTTCTACCGTTTGCCACTCGCCATCTTCAGTCTTAGGTTTGGTCTGTGGCTCGGGTTCCGGCTCTTCATCTTCTTCGATCACATCATACTCATCATACTTCTTATCGTAGCGCGAATACTTTGACCTAGTCACAGGGATTGTGAGTTCCTTAGTAGGAAGAGTATACGCCGTGGGGGGTTCCACGATCTTAGATAGGAAGCTTGGACCTTTGAAATTACTCACTGGCTTATGGCTTGGTACAAACGCAGGAAACTCAGATTCAACTATCTTAGTTTCCTTCTCCGGCTGCTGCTTCTCCTTACGATTGCGCAAGTGGGGCGGAATGTAGGACATGTTGGTGAGATAAGTACTTATTAGAAGAGAAAATCCGTTTTAAAAACGAACTTACACCTTCAAAGATCTAGACATTCAAAGATGACGTACGGTGTTTCTATCGCCGCAAACGGTACGGTTTCGGACATCCAAATTCCCGCAAAGACTGCGGATGTTCTGGAATGGATTCGGAAGAAGTACAAATCTCCTGAATTTCAGTTTCAGGGGAAGATTCAGGATCCGTTGAATGAGACTCAGTGGTTGTCGATATTCGCATGTGCGTGCGATAACCCCGAGATGATGAACAATCATATGCTTCCTTCGCCATTCGACGAGGAAACGTATTCGGGTAACATTGTTGTGCTAGCGACTTTATCTGAAGATCAAGATCAGTACGACCTCCCTATTTCCGAGTACAAGAATCTAAAGGCGTCTGATTACAACGCACTGTATCAAGAGTGGACATTCGCAGATAACGAGGAGGAGGGTGATGCAGAAGTAGAGGAAGGTGAAGAGGACGAAGAAGATGAGGAGGAGGAAGAAGAAGATGAAGCTCCTCGGGAACTTGTTCACTCTCGTCCAATTCATACTCGGTCTAAAAATGTGTTCGTAGACTGCGCTATTCGCGATAAGGTTGTGGAAAACTTCACGGAACTTCTCGAAGCAGATATGGCTAAGACGCTCGAAGAGTCTGTTCTTCATGTTATCAGCGATCAGGCCTTAAAGGAAGGTATTGATGTGGACTGGACCAATAAAGTGTTTTGGAGTATGTATCGCAGTCGCGCAATTTCCATTTATGAAAACTTGCGTAACGGATATGTCAAGAACTCTGAGAACTGGATTTCAAAGCTGAAATCTGGCGAAGTTACACCTCGTGCGTTTGCTGAGATGACGGCTGTGGATATGTGTCCTTATCGCTGGAAGGCTTCGATTGAACACTTTATTGAAACTGAGAAGAAGATGTATTCGAAGAACCAGAATGCGTCAATCTTCCTCTGGTGTTCGCGTTGTAAGAAACAGGCTAAGTGTGATTATTATCAGCTTCAGACACGGTCGGCAGATGAACCGATGACGACGTTTGTGACTTGTCTGGAGTGCGATCGGAAATGGAAGTTTTAAGTGGGTTGGAAATAGGTATCTTAACACTAACTACAGAATCTCCTGGAATCAGGACGGAAGGACGCGGACTGCGGTACATTGGATCAAGCATCAGTTCCGACATTTTTCCTTTCATTCCTCCAATTAGGGGCGAATCTAGGTCAGAAGGGTAGACGTAAATAGGATCAAGACCATTTGTGATTTCAGGTTTAGTGACTTCTGGTGTAGTGTCTCCAAACTTCTTCTTGAAATCCGCAATAATTGGATCGGGTATTTG